CTAGGCCGCGATAAAACCCCTGCGTCGTCTTGTACGGCGAAGCAAAATAGACGACCTTGCGAGGCGCATAGTTCGGTACTTCCTCAAACTCCCGAAAGCCAGGAGTATCAACGAAACCGAACGTGAAGTCGGTTACTCCAGTAGCCATGTGGCTACCTTAGTTAGTCAAGCGTCAGCGTAAGCGACGTGATCTGAAAAGTGTCGCCAGCAGTGACAGCAGCAGAAGACGACAACGCACCCTTCCACAAACAGTTACCAGCCGAAACGTTGTCCCACAACGAGAAATGCGTGTACGTCTCAGTCGTAGACACGTTCGTCCACTCAACCGTCGCAGACGACGCCATTGAACCGCTCGACGCAGCAGAGAACGTGACTTCCTCGCGGGTCGTCTCCGTCGCAGCATTGGATGTGCCGTCCTCACCAGGATCACCGGTGTGCAGTTTGACGTAGACGTTGCTCACCGAAAACGACTGGGCACGGAGCGTGTCAAGAAGTTTGTTTTCGGCGTAGTTAGAAATACCGGACATCAGTTACCTCGTGACAGATGATAGCAGAAAAGAAGCGGGGGTCGGGCCAGGGGAAAGCCCGACCCCCACACTCTTTGACTGAACTAGTTAGTTCAGTTTGCGCCGATGCTTGACGCCGACTCGATGCGACGCAGCGAAGCCTCGCGGAATCGGGCGTAGCCACCGAGCCAGTACCAGCCGACCGGCTGGAAGCGCTGGAGGACGTCCACCACCGGACCGCGAACGACACGCGGGAACGCGCCGTTGCCATCCACGATGCTGTGCGCCTTCGCCAGAGCCTGACGGCCTGCGATGTGCGTGCAGTACACGTCCACCGTTGCCGACGAACCCGTCGAAGAACCAGAGCCATCCGAGGCGTTCTCGAAAATCTTCGCACGCGGCGTCTCAATGAAACGCACACCTTCGAAGGCTCCGATTTCGCCGTTGTAGATGTTGGCTGGATCGCTGTACACGTGCGGGTCACGCCACGAAGCAACACCAGTCTCCGAACGGAGGTCGTAGCTCACGTCGGGGTGAATGTAGCCCATGTACATGCCGTTGAACGACACTGCGTTGGCCTTGCGGAGAGCGGCGACAACCTTGCGGACGTCGTTCGCCTTGATCTTGTCATCGGAACCGACGGTCGCACGCGAGGACGGGAGGTCTGCGCCACCCGAACCGTAGACGACGTGGGTACCAGCCGACAGCACTTCGCGGATAACTCCGTCAATGGAGATGCCGGCGTTGTAACCAACCAGGTTGGCGGCTGCCGAATCCACGTCAAGGAACGAAGTTCCACGCAACTTGGCGGTGGTGTTGACAGCATTGCCGTACTCCTCAAGGGTCACTTCGACCTGAGAGTCACCCATCACCACTGGGGTGACATCGGTGTCTTCCGTCAGGGTCGAGGTCTTCTCGCTCAGATCGTTGAAGATCGTGAACTTGACCGATGAGCCTGGCATTGCTTGTGCGACCGGCATCACGTCTGCAACCGCGTCGAACAGAAGTTCGCTGCGGAGTGCGAAGTACGCAATCCTGTCAAATGCAACCTGGTCTGTGAGCAGGCTGCTCTGTTGTGTCTTGGACATTGCCTGTTTCCTTCTCCCGACAGGCGCGGGGCCTGCGGGCTAGATGTTTTCTGCTTCTTGCCTTGCTTGGGCCAGTATCTGCATCACTTCATCCGAGTTACGAGCCTGGTTGATTTTGGAGTTCCAATCGACCAAAGGTTCGCTTGTCTCGCCCGCACGTTGAGCCTTCGTAATCCGGCTCCACGCATCAGCCTCGGATTTGGCTTGCGCCGACTCCGCCGCTTTAGCGATGAGATTCGCTTCCTCCGCCGCTTGACGGATCGCTTCTGGAGTGACTTCGCCGTCGTAGCCTTTCACGAAATACTTTGCAACAGGGTTGTCCATAGGGACTCCAGCCTTGATGAAAGCCATCTCGCGTTTGACTGATTCGGCTTCCGCAAGCTGTTTCTTCAGCTCTGCGGCTTCCTTTTCCAGTAGACGCATCCGTGCCCGCACGGGGTCTTTCGGTGCCTCGTCAACAGAATCGTCTTCGAAATCGTGGACGTTTGACATTGGCTCACTCCTTTACCCACACCAGGTTGGAGGTTCCTGGTGGCTGTGTCTTATGTGACGACTACCAGAGTAGCAGTATGGCTACTTTTGTCAAGGGGGTGCTATTGGGCGGTGCCGACACCGGTTTCAACGGTGCCAGATGTGGCGCCTGTGGTGCGGGCGAAGCCGCCGCCGCCTGCGAACTCTGCGATGCGTTGACGTTTGCGGCGTTCAAGTTCCTGTTGTGCCTGAACGTCAAAGCCGAAAGCGGCGCCAATCTTCTGTTCTTGGGTGAGCATCTGTTCGCCGGTCATTTCGCTGTACAAACCTGCGAGTTGGCCGACTTCTTGGAACACTTGCTGGGCTTGTGACGGGCTGTAGCCGCGGGCGATCAGGTCTTCTGCGGTGGTGACACCAAGCTGGAAGCCTGCTTGTTCGCGGGCGCGTGCGGCGACTTGGGCGGCTTGGGCTTGGCGGGTGAGGACTGGGGCGCCTTTGGCGGGGTCGAGGAAATAGCCAACGAGTTCGCGTTCTCCGACGTTGTAGAGGGTTTGCATCTGTCGTTTTACTTCGGGGTCGGCTTCAGCTACGAGGCGGTATCCCTGGTTGACGCGTTCTTGTAGTTCTGCTGCGGATACGTCGCCTTCGATGAGTCGGCGGAAGTCGTCTGGTTCGTCGTAGACGGAGAACATTTCGGGGCCGAGGTTGCGGCGAAGGATTTCTCGATACTGTTCTTCTAGCCCGATGTAGGTGGCTGGGTCTAGTTCTGGGAGTCCGGCTTTGGCGCGGGCTGTGTTGGCTTTGAAGCGTGTACGGAACTGTTCGGTGTCTCGTAACTGGAACAGGATGGCTTCGCCGTCGGTGATGCCTCTGGCGATTAGGTCGCGGACGTTGCCTTCTAAGCCGCCCAAACCGTAGCGGTTGAGTAGGACTTGGAGTTGGGCGAACGCGTCAACACGGCGCATCTCTGCCGCCATGTCGTTCTCAATTTCTTCATCCGTCGGCAACGTCGGTTGAGCCGGCGGGGTGACGACCGTGGACGGTGTTTCAGTAGGGGTTGGGGTCGGTTCTGTGGGGACAGGTTCTTGCGGTGGTGGCGTGTACGGAGCCTCCAACCCTGGCTGATCTGGTGCCAGAACGCCAGCCTCAACGAGCGCCGTGCGCTGCTCTAATGGAATTGTTGCTACGTCTTCTTCTGGGAGAAATGCCATGCTCATTTACGGAACCCGAAAGCCTTTTCCAGAGAAGAAACAATACTGGACACTTCTTCCTGCGCCTGCGGCGTGAACTGATACCCGTACCGTTTATCCGACTTGATTTTGAACAACCAATCATTCAACGACAACTGGCCCTGCTCTTTGCTACCGAACGCCTCAGCCCACTTCGGATCATTCACGAAGTCAATCTCCGACGGGTCAACACCTAGCGTGCGGGCGGCATAAGCCTTGTAGTTGTAGAAGATGTCATCAAGCGAAACGCCTGCGTCAATCTGGTCCGCGAGATGCGCATACTGGCCTTTGGCGGTACGTTGCGCCTTCTGCAAGATAGAGGCTTCGGTGACCATCATTCCGTTGTATGGGGTGTTCGTCAAAGCGGCTTTCAACTCGGCATCCGACACGACGTAGCCGTAGGCTCGACCGGCGTTGCGGATACGGTCCGCAAGTTCTGATTGCATCGCAGTCGTCGGTTTAGCGCCATAAGCGTAGGAGTAGACAGCGAACTTGAGGTCGTCTCCACTCCAACCTTTGCGGGCGGCATCGCGGGCAATCGTGTCCAACTGCTGCATGTCCAACTGAAGATCGGCATACTGCTTGGTTATCTCGTTCTTTTTGACGCGAATCTTTTCGGCCTGTGTCCCTGGGCTGAAATCAAAGTCCTGCTCAAACTGGTTGGTGCGCTGACCGTAAGCCGTGTTCTCGACGTCGCGTTTGAACGCCGCAACCTCGGCATCGGTTTCCAACTGTCCGTACGCGTCCTCTGAGGCGGCTTTGACCAGAACTGTTACGAGGTCGCTGCCGAAGAAGTCAACGAACTGTTGTTCGTTTTCGCCGCCATCAAAACTGGATGCGAACTGCGGGAACAGGGTACGGATTTCTGCTCGCAACGCGTCGGTGATTCCCATTGGGCCAGTGCCTGCTGGTGCGGCGGCCTTCTTTTTCTTCTTGGTCTTTGCAGGTGCGGCGCCAGTAGTTGCGCCAGTGGTGGTTGTTGGGGTGGTTGTAGTTGGTTCGGTTTCGGTGGTGGTTGTGACTGCGCCGGTCTGTGTGCTTGTGACGCGTGGGGTGGCGGTTCTGCCAACTCCGACACGCACGTTCGGTCCAGCGACGTTTGTTGCTGAAACCGTTGGAACAGTGGCTGCGCCAGTCAAGGCGTTGAGGGCTGCTTGTGCTTGCGCCAAACGCTGCTCACTCGCGGTAAGTTCTTGTTCGCTCAGGTTGTTTTTGGCGAACGCGTTTCGGTCACGGGTAACGATTTCTTGGGCATCCTGAACACGGTTGCGTGCCCGATCGACCTCGGCTTGATTACCTGCAATAATTCTTCCGGCTTGCGTTTCGGCTTCCTGCTCGGCCTGGATTGCTTTCTTGAGGCTCGGAATTAGTTCGTCACGCAACTGGGTAAGCGTGTAACGCTTGCCTTGATAGGTGAACGACTTGACTTTCGGGTCAGCGAGCGCCGCCTCAGCCTTCTTGAGATCGTCCTGCAACGCCATTACTGCCCACTCACCAGCAACTCAAGCGCTCGACCAAGACGCATCGCAGCCGCACGATTTGGGTCAACACCAGCCACCTGCATCTGGGCGGCAGTTTGCACGGCTGGCGCATCCTGCGCAGACACCGCACGCTGACGCTGCTGATTCTGAATGTTGCTAATCGCCTGCTGCAACTCCGATTTCGTCAAATTGCGACCCAACTGTCGGAACGACTCCTCACGCAAATACACACCCAAATCTTCAGCCGATGTGACACGAACCCGTGTACCGCCACCAGTGCCCTGCACCGCCGGCATCACCGCAAGCTCAGCAATCAACGGCTCCCACGTCGAACCGCGAGAGTTCGCGTAATACAGCAGGTCTTCCATCGCCTGCAAATCCTTCTGCTCAAAACGCGTACCAGCCAAAGCCGACTGCGAAGGTTTCCCGTTCACCCCGTAATAGCCGCGTGAAGCCAACAGATTCAACACCGACGAACCAACCGCAGTACCAGCAATCTTCGTCAACTCAACCCGCGACTCCTTCACAGGATCGTACGGGTTGCGGGCAATGTTGCCGTTCTGGTCAACCAAAAGATGCCCGCCGTAACGCATCGGGCGGTCAACACTGCCAGTACGTTTGATGTCGGGGAACGCGATCTGTTCCAAGCCAGGCTTGATGCCGGTAACTGTGCGAGTTGCGTATGGGAAGTCTTTGCCGAGGATGTTCTTGTCATCCTGCTGCTGGCCGGCTGCTTGCAGGATGGCTGCGAAATCTTGGTCTACTGGCTCAGTACCTTGATTTGCCGTGTCTGTCATCAGTCCTCAACCTGTTGTGCCAATAGGCGCTGCCACACGCGGGAGAATCCTGGCTCCCGTTGCGCCAACGCTTCACCAATACTAGCCATAGCGTCCCTCAGAGCTGCCGCAGACTTCGCCGTAGCGAAACCCGACGGCTGCCCGCCACGCGACACATAGATGCCGACAGCCTGATCGAGATACTGCAAATACTCGCTGACTGCTTTAGCTGTTGGGTTGTCTGCGACACGCGGGTCCGCTATCAGGTTGCGAAGTTCTTCAACATCGTTCTCAAACTTGCCGACCGTGAACTCTGCTTTCAGCGGGAAACCTGGATACTGGCTGTGCAGGTATTCGCGGTACTGGCGCAACAGGTTCTTTTGGGTTTCATTCGGGTACGGGCCGACGAGTCGACGGGCGGCACGGAACTTGGATGAACCGATGCGCTGCTGGGCAATCTCAACGATTTCTCGATCCGTCAAACGCTCACGTTTCCCTTGCTGCAACTGGCGCTGCCAAACAGTGAAATTGAACTCTGAGCCTGCTGGGGCGAGATAGGCGGCGGTGTTGGAGTATTGAGCCAACAGGTCACCGTTGCGGCGTTCCCAATCAGAGAACTCCTCGGTCGCCTCCAAACCTTCCTGCAACGAACGGGTCTTAGACGCCACATAGAGGGTTACTTCGTCGCCGTACAACTCCAAGAACTTCGGCACAGCCGTGTCATAGTCTTTGGCTTGCAGGTCGTAGAACTCTTTGACGAGCGCCGACACGAACATGTCGCCCTGTTCGGTGGGAATCTTGAACTCGGTCGCACCGGCGGTTGGTCCCAAGAACTGTGATGCGGCACGCATCAGCGTCAAGATTCGGGCTTTCGATTTAGCGTCGGCATACAACTGGTTGAGCGAGTTCGGGTCATCTAGGTCGTAGTCGCCTGACGCCGACAATGCCCTAAGCGTCTCGACGTAGGTGTTGCCGAATACGTTGTCGAGTTTGCCGGTGTCGGCGCGGATTGCTTGGATGAACTTGTCGGTCCACTGCGGCACAGGATTGAACGCAGTACCTAAACCTTTTTCGCCGTAAGGCAACAGGAACTCTTTCACTTCGTCAAGTTCGGGGCGGTCAGGCAAAGCTGATGCGGCGACCTGCATCATCGGTCCAAGCGACGGATACGCGTTGATGCCCTGCGAGAATCGTTTCACTGGTGCTTCCAGCGGTGCGTTCACGCCAGTAAAAATCTTGGCGAGCGTACCCGACCCTGGGAAGGCGAACATCTTTTGGCCAGTCGTCGGGTCCGAGTAGAAGAACCCGCGACCGTCGTTATCGACGTCGGCGCCGAGGGCACCGGTGTAGACGCGTTGGAAGGATCGGGCGGTACCGATTGGGTTTCCTTTGAGGAAGCCGATGTAGGTGCCCAACACTTCGCGCCAAGCTGGGGCGAACGGCATGATGATGCGCAACGCGTCCTCAAGGTTGGTGCGGTTTGATGCGTCAAACAGCAGTCCTTTGGTTTCTTCGAGTGCCATGAAGCGGGCGTAGTCATCGAGTTCTTGTGCGGTGGCGGTGCCTGGGGTCATGCGGGATGCTTTGAGCGCGTTCCATGTTTCCTTGCTGCCGAGATACTGGGCTTCGTTGATGCCCAATGCTTTTGCACTCTTGCTGATTTGTGAGACGAGTTTTTCGGCTTCTTCTGGGCTGAGCATGTCTGCTTGTTCAGCGATGATTTGTGCGTAGAACTGGCGGAAGGTTGGTGATCGGTCAAGGACATTGGTGGCTTTGGCGTAAAGTTCCCCGAAGAACCAGTTGGTGAACTTGTCCATTTCTTTTGTGGCGAACGAAAAGAGGGCTTCTTTTTCGTCGGCTTCCCGTTTCATGATTTCGCGTTTTACGACTGGCGGCAAACCTGTCTTTGAGACGTCATCCCATAGCGGCATGTTGCGCACGAGGCGGCGTGACGCGCCGACGCCCTGACTATTCGTGCCGAACGCAAGTTCACCTGTGACTGGGGTGATAACGGCCAGAGTGTTGCGGACTTCTGGCAAATCGTCCGCGAACGGGTCAAGCATCGTGCCAACCTCGTCACGGAAAGCTGTTACCACGCCGACCTGTTCTTCACCAATCTGCACCAGTGAACCGACACGCGGGGTTTCCTCTTTGCCGACTAGCACCAAATCGTCTACAGCGCGTTCCAGAGTCGGCACACGCTTGACGACACCGTTCTCCACGGTCGTCACAGGTATCTGATTGAACGCCGACATAAACAACATGTCCGGCAGGTTCCCTGTCTGGACTTCTACGTTGCCGACGACGATGCGGCGCATGTGCTGTTGCAAGAAAGTATCGAGTTCGTCGCGGTTCATCTGGTTGAACGGCTTGAAACCTTGCACCTTGTATTTCTCGGCGGTAGCAGGATCAACGACCGACAACCCTTTTTGGTAAATAGATTCAATTTCGTCAAGGAGGTCTTGGCGGGATTTGGCGTACGCAACGAGTCGGGCAACCGCACCGTTGGCGTCACCGCCAGATGACAGATGTTCCGCGGCAATCTTCTGTAGTTCGTCACCGAAAATGAGGGCGCCGTTGTTCATCACACCGTCGGTGTGGAACTCCAAACCGTTGACGTCTGCGCGGGTAGCGCGTTGCCAAGCGCCTGATTTGCGCAAGATTTCACCTGCGTCAGGTGCGTCAATGCCTTGTTCGCGTAGACCGAAACGAAGGTTTTGGCGCAACGCTTGTTCAATCGTCGTTTGGTCGGCTTCCGCGATGAGATCGAGTTTGTCGCCGCCTAACAGTCGGCTGGTTCCGTTGACGATACGGTTCCAGATTTTGCCTGTCTGCCCATAGCCGACCATGACGTCGCCTCGGATTGTGCGACGCTGCGACTGGCCTAACACCAACATGATGTATTCAAATGGGTGGGTGATTGCCGAATTGAGTCCGCCGAACGCCATTCGAACTTGGGCGTCCATGCTGTTTCGCATCACGTATCCACCGGTGGCGAGTGCAAGCGGTTTCCAAATCCTGTTCTGTATCTGCTCAATCGCTTGTATTGCTGCACGCTGTTCGCCTGTGTTGACTCGGCGCATCACCGTCGTCTTCGAGTCCTCAACCGTTTTTTGGAGAGTGACAACTTCTTCTGCGATGGTTTGCGGCATCGTGGACTTGCGCGGATACTGGTCTGCTATCGCGGCGAGACGGGCGACTGCTTGGTCGTGGGCGTCTTTCAGTTCTGGTTTGATGACCGTGAAAGCGCGTTTAGTTGACTTGGATGCCACTCGAACGTTGGTAATCCGCGAAAGCCACGGGTTGCTGGTGGCGCGGCGAATCTCGCGCACATCAGGCAGGAAATGGACTCGGTTCAACAGTTCAGACAACTCCAACGGGCCGTTGATGACAAGGTTCTGCGGGTTGCCGAAGGCTTCGACCATTGCCTCAATTTCTTCAGCTGGCAGATAATCGTGGTTGGTGTTGGCAAGGAATGAGAACATCTTGTTGTCGGTGACCCGACCTTCGCGGTTCAACATGTATGCGCGGATGCTGTCAATACCTTCGTTGGCTTTCTTTATCATGTCGTCCGCAAGCGCGACATCCATGCCGTTTGCGGTCAACGCAGACCTCACGGTGGTATTGAACAGATCAAGTACTTCTTTTTTGTCGGCAGCAGTCGCCCCCTGACGGAACGTGCGGATTGCTCGGTCGCCAAGAATGTCCACAGTTTCCTGGTCCACGTTTGCGGTGCGCAGGAAACGAATGATGTTTGTTGCCGCTTTACGGTTGTCTTCATCAGTACCGTTGACGACGATGGTGTTGTCGGGCATCTGGGTGAACCAGCGTGATTTGCGGATTCCGTCCACCATAGGAATCTTTTGCACGATGTCACCAACCGCTTGCACAGGGGCAAGTGCGCGGGCCACAGGTCGCTGGTAGCGGCGGATGTCTCGGAACAAAGCGCCGTCCTCCATCACCCATCCGCCAGCCAAAGCGTCAATCACTTCTTCCCTGTTGCCGGCGTCAGCGAGACGAGCCACAATCTCGTTGTCAAGTTGCCCGTCAAAGATTTCGTCAGCGATTTTCACCGCCGACTTTTCGCTAACCAGACGGTCAACGAGGGCGGATGCCCGCTTGTTCTGTTCCCAGAACTGCAAAAACTTTTGGCCGTTGACGGTGACACCAAGCGAGTTCTGTGCAACACCAGCTTCTTCCATCAAGTTCGTGATTTCTGGTGCGATGTCTGCTTTCGTGAGTAGCGGCACCATGTTTTTTGACTTGTTGATGCGGCTAATTGTTTTGGTGACTGGGCCTGTCGGATCGGCTTTTATCATCACCATCGCATCGAGGACACCGGACAGGATGTTGTACGGTTTTGTGTTTGGTTGCAGGTTGACGAGGTTTGCTGCGCCACGTCCCACGGTCCATGCTGAGCCGTTGATGGTGCCGCGGTATCGGCGGGCGCGTTCCGCCTGCTTCTTCATGCCTTCCTCGGAAAGGAAAAATCCTTCGCCACGCAACTCTGGGTTCTCAATCATCGTGCCCAACGACGTCTGAATAAACCATCCGTCAATGTCATCGTTCTCATCAAACAACTGCGCCAGCGCACCTTGCGTTGTTTCGGGCAGGAAGTTCAAAGCCGCAGTAGCCCACCGCGACGTCGCTTTCACATTGTCATAAATCTTCGTTTTGATCGACCGAGTATCCGGTGCAACCTGCGCCTCCGCAATCTGCTTAGCCTTCAAACGTCCAGCAGCATCAATCACTTCGTTCGTAGCGTTGACTTTCGCCAAAGCCATCTGCGTCTGCGGCGACAACCAGCCGGCACGCTGTTTTACTCGCGCAAGATTCGAAGCAACATCAGGTGCAACAAACGCATCGGGCGCGGCACCCTGATTCTTTTTGAGGTAGACGTCGTTAGAAAGCGGGTCTAGGTTCGCTTCCCATCTCACAGTTCGTCTCCGTACGCGTCAACCGCATCCAACAAATCATCCAACTGGTACACGACCGCAATCTGACGCAACTGCTGAACCGCCTGCTGTTCCGGTGTAATCATTGGGATACCAGCCGCAGCGGGGCCAGGGCCAGGCCCGAACGGTGCGCCAGCAGTGATCGGTTCGGTTGGGCGTGCCGTTGGCGCAAACAGAGAACCAGACGGCATCGGGCGAGCAAACTCTTTCGCTGCCTGCGCAGCAGAAGTGTCGCCTTGCGCTCGACGCATCGGAACAGCCTGCTGTGCTTGCATCTGTTCTTGGCGTTTGCCGTATGTTTGTCCGCGGGCAGCCATCATCGCTGGTCCCTGGTTGTATGCAGTGTCACTCATTTACGCCCCCAGTTGCGCTAGTAGAGCCTCAATAGGTGGCGGGCCTGCTGGTGCTGCGACTGGTGCCTCAGCACCCATACCTGGCATCGCCAACCCTGGCATCGTCTCAGGCGAACCAGCAGGCATCGCCTCAGCTTGACGTTGGCGGGCACGCTCATCAGTCTTAGCCACCGCCTCAAACAGCGGAACATCTTGCTCGACAACGAGTTTGGTGAGGTATGCGAGATCGTCTGGCTGGTACGGACCTTCAGGGTTAGCGGCCTGCTGCTGAATGGATTGCAGGAGCGCAGATTCGACGCCTTCTGCGATGATGCGATCATGCTCCAAGTCAGGGTCGGAGATAAGTGGGTCTGCTTCACGAGCTGACTCTTTCGACATCAAACCAACACCGAGGCGTTGACCTAAGCCGATGATGAGCGAGTTCACGTCGGAGCCAGCAGCCGAGTATGCGACGTAGTGGAAGTCGGTTTGCCACACCTTGTTCGGCGTGTACGTTTCCTGTCCCTGTGTCGTACGACCACTCAAAAAGAACGTTTTGGGCTGTTCTCCCCAATACGCTTTCTCTAGTGCGATTGCGATTTTATCTTCATGCAGTAACGAGTTGGCGAAGGTTTCTTGTGCTTCTTGCACACGGTAATCCACCGTCGCAGACAGGACGGCTTCGCCTCGTCGACCGGTTCGGATGTTGGTTGCGGACTCGCCGCCGAACTCGGCAGGTATCGCGCCTTCAAGACGTTCTTGGCGTTCCAAACGGTCAAGGGCTGTGTCGGTTTTGTAGCCAGGATTTAGTTGCAGCTGCTGGATGTCGCCACCTTTGACGACACCGAGGATTCCCGACTTGCCATCAGCAAGTTGAAGAATCTCAGGGTTCTCGCCAGGGCGAGCAACCAAGTATTCCTCAGGGAAAATGCCGCGCTCAATCGCAATCTCCGTCAACGCTTGCAAACGCGCACGCGTGTAGTACATGCCAAGCACGCCATCGAACTGGCCTCGCGGCTTATCAAGAGTAATGCGCTGCGGAACCACTGCGAGTGGGATACCGGCACGATTCGGGATCGCTTCAAGAAGAATCGCTTCCAAACCTGCACGCTCGGATGCTGACAGTTCTGGGTTGTCTTCTGCGCCGAGAACGACGAGTTGCATTGAGTCTGCGCACACGTATTCCAGAAGCGTGTAGCGGGAGTCGGAGTCAACGCGACCGAAACGCAACTGGTCCGCAACCATCGGCCCATAGTTCTTCAACAGCCATGATGCGGTGACACGGGAAGTGAAGATGCAGTTCTCTGGAACTACATCGTCGTCTTCCATCGGGGCAGCGAACGTGTCCAACGGATTACGCACCACCCATTTCGGAGTCAACGTGGCGAAATCGGGTTTGATGAACACTGGTGCGGACGAGTAGGCGAGGAGGTGTCGGGCGCGGCGACGCAGTTTCATCTGCATCTTGTTCTCATCCCAGAAACCAAGCATCGCCTTTTTGCGCATACGCGCCATCTTCTTAGCGTTCTCAGAACCCTCTTTCACGGGAGGGAAGTAGGGGGATGGCATCGTGGAGGACACGCGCATCGACATCTGATCCAGCCCTTGTACGAGCAGGTTCGCTACGTTCGTTTTGGCATTGCGGTCCAACTCGTTGAGCGGCACCACGACGTCACCGTTGGCGAGGTCGCGCACACGGCGCATCTGCTCATGAACAGGTCCAGCCGCCAGCCTGCGCTGGTGGTACAGTTCTACGATTTCGTCAAGCGACCGCAACGGTCTGCCCCCTAGCGTCCGCGGAGGATGCTACCGCCACCGCCACGAATCCAAGAGCGAAGACCTTGCAACATTGAACGCGTACCTGATTCCACAGTTCGGCCAGCCATAACATCGGTTTGCGCACGAATAAGTTTTTGAGCTTGGGATTGTGCGGCTCGTTGTTCTTTGTAAAACTTGTTCATTCCCTGCAACTCGCTTCGGTTCCAAGAACCCATTTCGGGTGCTGGTCCTTTGCGCATCGCTTTTTGAGTCATCGTCACATTGCGCTGCGCTTCTTTTTGCTGCTGCTTCAAATACTTGAGGATGTCTTGGTCCTCATTGCGCTTCTTGGCCATAGTGCTTCTCAGGATAACACATCAAATCCAGGAAGGGCGCCACATGCGCGGCGGACGCTTCACTGGACCAAGCTGAGGCATGTGCAACTCTGCAAACCAGTGCGCCATTACCAAGTCCGTACCGTTCTTTTTGTTTCTAGTCCACGAGGACATTTCCTCGATGAAAGCCAACGTCTTCCAGTTCTCCCGCATCGTCGGCAGGCGAACCTGACCAGCCCGCCACAGTGGAGGCAGCAACGCTTCCACGCCCAGGTTTTCGTCTAGTTTGTTGCGGGAGGTCGTATGAGGAACAACCAGAACCCCGTGGAGCGCCTGCCACTTGCGAACGAAGTCGTGGGCAAGAAGGAAACGTTGGGCGGCGTTGACCTCAACAATCCAGTGGGAGATCGGGTAGCCCATCTCGAACGAACGGTTCTGCCAAACCTCCATCACGCCGCCGTACTGTCGAGAGCTGGTATCAAACCCCAATAACTCCTCAGCGGTGAGCCGTGTGCGCTCAACGTCAATCAGATACCGCAGATTCGTGGACGGTTGGAACAGCCACCATTGGACAGCCCAAAAGTTTGTGGGGCTTGGGTCAACCGAGGCAATAGAGATAATCGGTGGCTCTAGACCGCCTGGGATGTATCCGGCTTTACGGTCACCGTCAATACACCCTGGATACAACACGCCGTCATTCCCCATGCCGCCTGTCGCCCAGACGCGTTCAATCAGGTATTGGCCTTGCGCCAAATCCTCCTGCTGATAAATCACCTGAAACTTCGCAGGCGTGGAGTGCTTCAGGTACGACAAGTCTTTCCACGACAAACGGTACGGGTCTAGTAGTGGTCCGTTGGGCCACGGTGGTGCCGTAGTCTTACGAGATTCCCTACCTGTATCCAACTCGTCGTAGTAAGCCTTGTAAATAAAGTGGGTGTACTTGGATTTTTTTTCTGGTTCCTTGACGTCGGAAATGTCGGTGACGTCGGACCCGTCATACGCATCAGGGTCTTCCTCGTAGGTCACTTTGGCGAGACAGTGGGCGTAGAGGTCACCTGGCCCCAAACGCTGCCCGATGACAGCGAGCAGGCCGCCTGGGTCGACGCGTGCCTCAGCCACGGTATCCCACCGTTCCAAAAGTTTGTCACGTGCAACGGACTCTTTGGCGTTCTCTGGGGTTGCGACGTCATCGAACAAACAGAGATCGGCACGATGTCCGATGAACTCTGAGTCAATACCGTACGACGAAACAGTCGGCTCCTTGTTGTCGAGGCCCGATAAGTCTTCTTGTTCGACGATGAACTCCTCGGCACGCCACAACGCACCACTCGATGACGGCTTGAAGCGTCCGTAGTCGATAGACAAACACCCCTCAGCGTTGAGTGCTAGTCCTTTTTCCACGAGGATTGGGTCAGGATTCAACGGAAACGGTCTTTCTAGCGTTTCACGGATACGACGGCTGTACATTTTCGCCAACGTCTGTGTAGCCGAGCCGATAAGCACACGAATCTTGCGGTTTCGGCAAATCATCCACACCGCAAAATCATGAAACAACGTTGACTTACCTGCACCTGGGGGACAGTTGATGCAAATAAACTCCTTTTCCGGCGACTCCAACATCTTCACAATCTTGTACGCGGCATCAACCTGCCACGGAGACGGTACACGCCCCAAATAGCGGCGCCGAAAAAAATCAAAATCCTCCAAACCACGCTGAGCCTCCGGCGACAGGCGCTCATACGGGATAACTGGTGGCAGATCAGCGACATCCATCGTCGCTTTCCACGCCTCAGCCTGACGGCCACCACCCTTAGACTTCGCTTTCCCCAACTCCACATCAGCAAGCTGCATCTCAGCCTGCGCCTTGCGCCGCTTAGCTTCCCACTTCGAAGCAGTATTGACATGCACCCCAGCAATCTTCGAGGCATCCTGCATCGACATACCGGCAGCCCTTGATTGCCAGTAGCGGGCCACGTCTTGTGGCGGGATTTGGCGTCTCCCCGAACGACCAGCAGGCACTACTTCTTGTTCTTTCCGCCTCCGCGAGCCTTCTTCTTCGCAGCCGACACAGCAGCTTTCACACCAGAAGCAATGTTCTGAGCCTGCAACGTCGCAGCAGAACCACCCAACGCACCAACAGCACCAGCAATCTTCGCTGCACGCGCACCAGTACCAACATCACGACTGAACTGCTTCATCGCTTTCGTTTGCTGCGCCCGCAAAATACCCTCGATCTGATTCTCCGTCAAAGCAGGCTTACGAACAAACACCTGACGACCCTGATACACGCCACCAGGGGTGTACACCTCGCCACGAACCGACTTCAAACCACCACCCGATTTCGGCATCGTCGGCGCATTAGGAGTCGGAGCAACCCAACGACCCACATCACGAGCCGCGTTATTCACCGTACGAGTAACAACCTTTTTCCCAGAAGCAATCCAACCCTTCAACGGATTACCGCCACCAGTGTCAATCTGCTGCTCACTCATACTCGGCTTACGATTCGTCTTACGAGGCGCCATTGTGTCTGCTACGATAACACACGCCGGTCGGTGTAATCGCAGACGGGTTCCTGCGAACGGGTTGTTGGCACCGACCGGCACCTGCTACACTCTCATCGCCACGTCGAGAGACGCGCACAACACCCCAAGAATACGGCACGCTAAACGATTACATTCCTCCCAACCACAATCATCGGTTGGGGCAGCATGGTTAGATCGCACGCGATAGTGGCCTGAAAAGGGGACCG